AGTTCGAGCCAGTATAAGGTAAGCTGGAATGCGTAACGCCTTCGGGGTTACATTTCATTAACTCGCTTAATAGGAGAAAACCATGACACTAGGACATATTTCATTTGGTCCATTGCATCACTCTACACTCGGCTTTGACCGATTTTTTGATAATGTTGAAAAACTTATGAATGTAGATGTGCAGAAAACTGTATCAACCTTTCCACCACACAACATCGTAAAACTGGATGACACTCGTTACATCGTAGAACTTGCCGTTGCAGGATTTTCTAAAGATGAAATCGAAATTTCAGTTGAAGATGGTAAACTAACTGTCAAAGGTGAAAAGGAAGATAAAGAAAGCAAAGTGCAATATCTACACAAAGGTATCGGCACAAGGTCTTTCACAAAAACACTCACCATTGCAGATACAATCGAAGTGAAGGGTGCTGAGTTTAAGGATGGTATTCTAAGTATTGGCTTAGAGAATATTATTCCTGAACATAAGAAACCTCGCAAGATTGAAATTGGTGATAGTTTGAAGAAATTCAAACCAGAACTCTTACAAGAGAAATCTGTATAACCGATGGGGTCGCAATGACCCCATTTTTGCCTCACAACTTTATTATTTTGGTGTATAATTAAATCATGTTAAAAAAAGATAAAAACTTCCGCATTTCTAAACAAACGAAACGAACTATGGCAACTATTGTTGACCCTATTGAACGTCATGCATTTAAAAACATGATGATTAATGCTCAACTAATGGGCTCACAAGTTTTTGAAAAGAACAAGAAACGTGGTAATGAAAAAGAAACTACTTGATGCAGGAGTAAAAATTGGAAAAATATAGCGCACAGGTTGTTGAAGTTTGTGAAAATGGTGATGCAATATTACAATTCTCGGAAGAAATGATACAAGACCTTGGATGGAAAGTTGATGATGTACTAAGTATATCCATGGTAGATGGTGCAGTACATCTTAAAAATATCACTAAAAATCCTGAATTATTTAAGGAATAAATTATGGTTAAAAAGAAAAACAAAATTGTTGTGTATGAACAGGCACCCTTTGTACAGGGATATTGTTTAGCATTATCTGATGAAAAATTTTATAATCCATATGATGAAGTTGAAGATGCAGAAGCTGATGCATTAGATTTTCATCGTGGGTTTGAAAATGGCGTAGGAGTGAATTAATTATGTTAGTTATGCCAGATACTATGATGGGTAAACCAGTAGGTTTTACCTGTTCAACTTTTGATTTACTTCATGCGGGCCACATTCTTATGTTGGCTGAATGTAAACAAATCTGTGATTATTTGATTGTTGGTGTTCAAAGTGACCCAACTGTTGATAGACCAGGCACTAAAAACAAACCAGTTCAATCTATTGTTGAACGATATGTCCAACTCTCTGCGGTTAAATTTGTAGACGAAATCATTGTTTACAACACCGAAAAAGACCTTGAAGATATGTTGATGTTCTTGCCTATTAGTGTTCGCATTATTGGTGAAGAATACAAAGACAAAGATTTTACAGGCAAACAAATCTGTGAAGACCGTGGTATTAAAATTTGGTTTAACTCTCGCTCACACCGATTTAGTTCTTCTGAATTGAGGCAACGAACCTATCAATCAGAGTTAGGTAAAAATCTAACATAAAGCTTGCACACTAACAAGATTTATGTTACAATGATTTTATTATGTTATTAAAGAGAGAAAATATGAACATTCGTGAAATTGCTAAAAGAGTCGCTATTGAATATCGTTTGCCTAGAGCAGACAGATATGACCTCTATCTAAGGCAATATGATAATATGGTCGAGGTTCTTGGTTGGATGCAAGACCCATCGGCTGATATGAATGACTATCGTGGAAGAGAAATGCTTTTCCCTAAACGATGGATAACTATCGGTGTCTTACCTGCAGGAGAAAGAATTCGTGTATAGAGTTTCTTTTTTACTTAATGGTACAAGTGGTGTTGCTTTTCAAGAATTTGAAACTTTAAGAGAAGCAACAGATTTTGCCAATAAACAATTAACAGATTCAATAATAGAAATTAAACATTATGACAATAAAGCTCGTGACCTTCAAAACGAATCATACGATTCTCGCAGACAATGATTGAATGAAATACTACACAAATGTTGCCTCTGTTGGCAACAATATTCTTTATCGTGGTATTAAAGATGGCCGGCGTGTTAAGTACAAAATTGCTTACACGCCGACTTTGTTTTTGCCTTCCAAAAAACAGACCAAGTTCAATACACTTGATGGTGAATATCTTGAACCAATGAAGTTTGAATCTATCCGTGAGGCTAGAGATTTTGTCAAGCGTTATGAAGGTGTTGAGAATTTCAGAATCTATGGTAACAACAGTTATGCCTATGCGTTTATTGCTGATGAACAAAAAGGTATGGTTGACTGGAAGATTGAAGACCTATCTATTGCAGTAATAGATATTGAGGTTGGTTCTGAGAATGGATTTCCTGATCCATATCTTGCAAACGAACCTATCACCGCAATTTGTATTAAATATCTCAATGGTCAAACAGTTGTGTTTGGTTGTGGTGATTATGAATTGCGTGGTGATGAAACCTATATCAAGTGTGATGATGAGTTTCAATTATGTAAGAAGTTTCTACGATTCTGGGAAGAAAATTGTCCTGATGTAATTTCAGGATGGAACATTAAGTTCTTTGATATTCCCTATCTTGTAAATCGTTTCAATAAGATTCTTGGTGAAGATGAAACAAAAAAGTTATCACCTTGGAACTTCATTAGTAGTCGCAAGGCTGTTGTAAACAACCGAGAGTTGACTGCATATGAATTCGTTGGTGTCTCTACACTAGATTATATTGAACTATACAGATGGTATGCGCCAGGTGGTAAGTCACAAGAATCATATAGACTAGATGCCATTGCACAAGTTGAACTTGGTGAAGGTAAGATTTCTTATGATGAGTTTGATAACCTTCATGCATTGTATCGATTGAATCATCAAAAGTTTATTGAGTATAACATCAAAGACGTTGATTTGATTTTTAAACTTGAGAACAAACTGAAGTTGATTGAACTCGGTCTAACTTTGGCATATGACACCAAAACAAACTTTGAAGATATCTTTGCACAAACAAGGATGTGGGACGCACTAATCTATAACTACTTGTTGGACAAGAACATCATTGTTCCTCCAAAAGAAGAAAAACATAAGTCATCGGCATTTGAAGGTGCATATGTTAAAGTGCCACAAGTTGGTCTACATAATTGGGTTGCCAGTTTTGACTTGAACTCTTTGTATCCTCATTTGATGATGCAATTTAATATTTCACCAGAGACATTGGTTGAAACATCTGATTACACACCAGAAATGCGTGAATTGATTATGAGTGGTGTTACTGTAGACAAATTGTTAGATAAAGAAGTCAATACTTCTAAACTAAAAGATGTTACAATCACACCAAATGGTCAATTCTTTCGTACTGACAAACAAGGTTTCTTACCAAAGATGTTGGAAGAAATGTATGTAGACAGAAGTAAGTTTAAGAAGATGATGATTCAGGCCAAGAAAGACTATGAAGTTGAAACTGACCTGAACAAAAGAAAAGAATTAAAAAACAAGATTGCTCGTTATGACAATCTACAATTAGCAAAGAAAGTTTCTTTGAATTCGGCATACGGTGCATTAGGTTCACAGTATTTCCGCTTCTATGATTTGAGAATGGCGTTAGCAGTTACACTTGCAGGCCAATTATCTATTCGGTGGATTGAAAAGAAACTTAATGACTATTTGAATAAATTATTAAAGACTGAAGAAGATTATGTTATCGCCTCTGACACAGATTCGATTTATCTCCGTCTTGGTCCGCTTGTTGACAATGTGTATGGTACGGGACAAAAAGATTCTGTTCCTTCAAACATCGACAAACAACAAGTTATTGCCTTCATGGACCGTGTATGTGAAGATAAAATCCAACCGTTTATTGATTCATCTTATCAGGAGCTTGCTACGTATGTTCATGCGTATGCCCAAAAGATGCAAATGAAACGAGAAGCATTGGCAAACAAAGGTATTTGGACTGCCAAGAAAAGATATATTTTAAACATTTATAATAATGAAGGTGTCGCATATAAAGAACCACAGATGAAAGTCATGGGTCTTGAAATGATTAAGTCATCTACACCTGCGGCTATTCGTGAGAAGATGAGACTATCTATTAAGATTGTAATTAATGGTACTGAAGATGATATTCATAACTTCATTGAAGAATTCAGACAAGAGTTTAAGAAGTTACCACCAGAAGATATTTCTTTTCCCCGTGGCCTCAATGGTCTGAAAGAATACTCTGATTCTGTTACTCTATATAAAAAAGGTACACCAATTCATGTTAAGGGTGCAATTCTTTACAATCACTATTTGAAACAAAAGAATTTGACAAAAATTTATCCTCTTATCCAAGAAGGTGAGAAACTTAAATTCACCTATCTGAAACAACCAAACCCATTCAAAGATATGGTCATTTCTTTTCCAAGTAGATTGCCAAAAGAATTTGAATTACAAGCTTATGTTGACTATGATATGCAATTTGACAAGGCATTCCTTGAACCTATCAAAGTGATTTTAGATTGTATGAATTGGTCAACTGAAAAACGTAATTCATTGGAGAGTTTCTTTGGATAATATTCGTATTATCAAAACAGGACTTAATGTCTCTAAAATAATGAGACAGTTGG